AATAATTATATGCATTTTTAGGATATTTTTTGAGATGTCATCTACCTATTGCTTCCAAGAGCTGATTGTGTTTTCCTCCACATTCATAACAATAACCAAAATCATCATTGTCTGTTAGATAAACCTCCTTACAGCCACATATGCAACACTCTGTAGATTCTCCCATATCCCTGATTTAATCTTAATAACTAATTAAAGTATCTCAATAATTGTACTTTTGATTCCTGGCGTTGCAACTGGGATATGTTCACCTCTCCACATTATCCCATTAGGTGCAGTAACTACCCAAGTCATGCCAATACCATCCAGCTCACCTAATATCACCCCTTGAGGCACATTACACATTTCACAGTTGTTTCCAGAACAGTTCTCGTTACATGGCTCTATACCTTGAGTTCGTGGATTTCCGCCATTAATTGATACTGCAGATATGGAACCATCATTGATATAATCATTGATCTGCGAGTCAGTCTCCATAACTAACATTTGTATCTCTTTTCTATTCGCATCATATTCAGAGTCTAAAATCTCACCACCAGTAGCATAATCTTTTTCGTGGTTAATGTCCATCTTTTTGCCTGTTGCAGTTCGTGCCATACTGTTGAGTTCTTTAGCTGATAACTTGCGACGGTATTGTTCTCCCTCACTTCTATGATCTGTGATTGTTTCAGTAGCCGCCCTGATTAGATATAATGTAGCGTTATTCTCAAGAGCTGAATTTTTAGCTTCTTTGAGATAATCATTAGACAGCCACTTTACTTGGTGTCTGATCTTTCCAATTGATTCTTTAACTATTGGGTTTGTTCCTCTGGTTCGTTTGGATAAGTCACCATCAGCCTTGACAGTGTGTAACGTGTGATCTTTGGCTGCCTTTTTGATGTGCGATTCTATCTTGCTAAATTCTGACTGTTGCTTTCTGTTTAGTGAATCAGGAGTTTTTGCCTTTGTTATCTTCCATGTACAATGACAGTGGGGATGCACTAAATTCACATATCCCTTTCCTTCACTTGGGAGGATTGGCCTGTTATGAGTATCCATGAGATTAAATGATTCTCCCACGTAATCATCACATACATCTTTTCCTTTGTGGGATGGTGATAATGTGAACTCTGCCATAACTTCTGGAGTGTTATGTGTGAAATACTCACTTCTCTTTTCTGGCTCTTCTGGTGCTTTATCTAGATAATCATCAACTGTTTGCGTGGATGAAAAGCCAGTTCCCAACAACGCAAGGAATGGCGCTAATTTCTTTAGCAGTGATTTTTTAATATCTTTGTCTTTTATGGCTTCATTGAACTGACCAGATGGTTCTATTGTGATTGGAGGGATATTAATGCCAAAATCTATCTGCGAGTCCTCTATTGGGTATCGCCATTCAGGAATTGATTTTGTAACGTTAAAGCCGTGTTCGCCTTCCATTGATGGTTCAGAGTCTAGTTGAGATGCTGTAGCACTCCAATTAACAGAAGGCTCTGCAGGAAAATTAGTTATACTGTAAATATCAGCTGCTGATCCTATTGGTCTGTCAGTTGCGTTTGGATTGGGAGTTGGAGATGATCTGTATGGCCTGCCAGTTGTTCCTATACCATATGGCGATTTATTAGGAGTTGGAAATGGTTGTGTCTTGTCAGTGTTGGGTTGTATCACTGGAGGAAAGCCAGTATCTGGCACTAGATCAAGATTAATGTTTCCTGCCAAATCAACTCCTGTAACTGGTCCAGGCCACGGTTCAGCAGGAGGTGTTGGATAATCCACAAACTCTGCTTGTACTGCTCGGGATAGTTCAGGCTCTGCAATTCCTCTTCTTTGCAATTCATTATATCTTAGCTCCATCTGTTTTTCTGGAGTGTTCTTTTGTAGGATTAGTAGGTCTTTTTCTTCTGACATTTACAGTTCTCCGCACTTGCATCCAATATCTGTCTCATTACTGTTTCCTCTATACTTTCAGAGTGTGGTTTCTCACCTGTACTAGCTACACAGACAGCCCAAGGATCTACGTCTTCTCCTTTAGCTTTTACATCTCTAACACAATCCTCCAGTTTCTTTGGCATTATTTTTTTCGCCACCATGACAAGAGATTACCAAATAATGATTCTCTCACAACTTTTCTACATTGTGGTAAGGGTTCTTCAGGCATTATCTACATGTCTCCACTATCTCTTCAGAAAACTCGTTAATAAAATATGTGTGATGGTTAGCTTCTGGTATGTTTATTGTATGTGTGTAATAGTGGGTTGTTATCTTTATCTTCATGCAGAATCCCACATCTTCTCCATTTGAATTTTATATCGTGCATATTTTTTATGCCAGATTGGTTCATATTCAAAATATCTATAGGGCATCCAGTTTTTGTCAGGTATTACAGGCTGCCTAACGGTTCCATTTACATAAAATGTGTAACTATCTGTACCTCCTGTAAATGTAAAATTACCTGTAGTTGCAGCACCAGCATCTATAAAATAATTATTCCCATAATTGTTAATATCATCAATCATTCGTAATCTCTCCCATAATTGAAATCTTGCGATACGTCTGATTGCTCATAGTCAGATGGTATGATGCCATCACCTCTCACATCAATCATCATATCATCATATATGGCATCATCCATTGGTGGACCGCCCATGGTAAAATTATCAAACTCTGGAATCTCGCCACCACCAATATCATCCTGTGGTGGTTGCTCTGCTTCTGGTTCTTCTACACCATCTAATGCCATCTGTCCCATTGGATCATTGTACATGTTTTCGATATTTTGTTCTGTATCCTCATTAAACGGAACTCCTGCCATCTTGTACAAGTCAATTAGTGGTTGTGTGTTCTGCATAAGTATCGGGTTTTGTTGATACGAATCAATCAGTTTTATTAAATCCTCAATTTGGATGTCTTTCTTTTCCATTGTACCAAAGTTAAGTTCAAATTTAATGTCATACCAGTCCATTGGGACTAGCCCTGCAAGATAGTCCATGCCCTCATATGGGTTTGCCTTATACCATGGTTCAAATAATTTCTTTGCTAGCTGTATCTTTAATGCAATGGTAAATGCTGATAGTCCTGTTTCCTTTTCGTCTTGGGCTGATTCTGCATTTGCATACTGGGCTGAACTCTCAGATCCTTGTTTGCCTGAAAAGTCATTTAACATCTTCATAATTGGAGATGATACTGTCTCGATAAATTCAGTAGGATTGAATGTTCGGGTGTTTGTTCCCAATTCTTTAATATCTAAATTAGCCCCTGACACCAAATCCTGACCTATCTGCAATTGCTCCACAAATGATTGCAACTGTCCCCTCTCATCTTCTGATGCTCCTGGTGCAACATACACGTTTCTTGTTACATATCTTTGACTAGCCATCTGCATGATAAACTGGATTGCATATTTTCTATCTAGCATGGATGGTAAGGTAACTGTTTGAGTGTCATCCCCATTTATCACCATCTCAAATACTCTCTGCGATGTACCTGCAACTCCAAAGCCTGTACCAAATGCTGATGCATTAACAGTATTCCATTTAAAGTGGATAATCTCGCCTGGATTGTGATACCCTTGATATTCTGCTCCTCTAAACTCATACTTGTATGGCTGTCGGGATCTATCCCACCATACCCTGACAAATGACGATATAGGAATATGCATCAAATCATCAAAGGATCTTACATTGGCTATTCCCATTCTAGGTTTCCAAATAGAATTTCCATACCATAACAACTCTTTGACCAATTCTGTATCAAAAACATCAAATGAAATATCATGAGTAAATCTCTCCATATAGTCTGTAATTTCTTTTGATACACTATTGAGGTAATGTTCGCCACCTGTCACTTGGGATGCTAGCGAATTAATTGCAAGCTGGACATCCTCATCTACCTGCAACGCTATAGCTTGTGTGTTAAAGTCTATAGCTGGAGAATCAAAGGTACGGCTAGTATAGCCTTCTCTACTATATGCACCAACTGTAGATATTTCTGGACCCCATACCGGTTGGGACAATCCAGGGGATAATTCTGTAATTGGTGTATTCATGTGATGTTTGAGTGATTGTAAGGATAATGAATTATTATTGTTATTTGTTGCTTTAGGCGTATAACTTGGTGGCATGATAAACTGGCCTAGCTTTTTTCGTATTGCTCTAGTTGTTCTTTGTGTTGGTGCTGCGAAAAACTTTGTAGGCCAACTTTTCATCAGTTAAATTGGTGTTTTATGAATTATATGCATTTAAAGGTCTTGGATGTCTTTGCTTGTACTTTTTTCAATAATTCTTTTTAATTCTTGTGCAATAGAAAATTCCACCTCATGTACATCATTAAATGCGCCATCTTTCACTAGTGACCTATAAGATTGTATTATCTCATCTACTATCTTTTGATTTTGCTCTATCCTTTTATCAGGTCGAAGCTTTCCTTTTGTGAAGAAATCTGCAACAGGTACTTCTCTACTACAATATTTTGTTGATCCTTCCTTTCTAATTGGCTTCTTAGATTCCATACTCATATTATCTTAAATTAATTATTCCTTTTAAGTATTCATAATAACATTACTCGCCAAGCGATAATCCTCAGTTAATGGATTCTTTGAGCATTTGGAGCATAACTGATAATTATCCCAGCAGTCAGTGTGACGTGGAGTTCTGACTACTTTTTGACAATTTGTGCCATATCTATATCCTAAACACATCACTATGTTATTAACAACTGAGCTATTTCTTAATAACTTTTTTCATTTAATGTATATAGGAATATTTATTATCACTTTCTAAGGAATTATAACATGGAATTAAATAATCAACAAATTGAATTATTGATAAAATATTGTAGAGGGACGGTTCAAAACAACCAAGAGATTCATCCATTAGATATGCCTGAAGTAGTATCTATGTTTAGATTATTGGCAGAAAGAGGATATTCCATAGACTTTGAGCAGATTGATGATATATGTGATTCATTAAGGAGTATGGGTAATAAAACAGTATCTACAAGCGATTCACTTAGAAGTTATTTACGGCATGTAGCAGAAGTTTACAACTACCAAGTGAATGGTCCACATAGAGGAAAGTTTAAGAGAGATATTTCAAAAATTGCTGATGATATTGTTTCTGAAAATGATGTAGAATATTATGAAGAATAAATTTTGCCTTAATTATTATATTTAGTGTCTACGCTTAATAATTTTCGGCATAAAAGCTGATGGATCATAGTTCTCATATGCGATAAATGCGTGAATTAATGCAGATACTTCATCCCAATAGTGCTCGTATAGTTTTTCAGCGTGCTGGCGTTTGTCGCCTTCCTCTTTTGTGCCTAGTGTGTCATCTTCAAGATCAGCTCGTTTTATTTTTAGTAGGCCTTGTTCCAGCGAATCAACATCTATGGGATTCTCATATGGGATTACTAATTTGGGATGAGCTAGTCGTTTGTTTGTAGGATCTGTTACATCTGCAATGGATGACTTTATGATACCCACCAGATGATCCACACGTTCAGTCTTGTGTACTTTGAGATATGGGTTCTTTATTCCAAATTTCTTTTCGTCCAGTTCAGCATCCATCTGGAATGTGTGGGTTTCCTCTAGGAGATTGCCCAACGTGAACACACCCTTTACTTTGGACTGACCCAACGCATCCTGTAAGATTCTAACTCCTGACTTGCCAAATCCCAAATCACATGCTGTATGGTCCACATGATATTTTTTAATTAATGGGATAAGATCATGTGCCTCTTCTGCATCTGATCTCTCTACAAGGAACTTCTTTTGATATGCTATCTGGAAATGAGCTGGAATATATTGTGTCTTTTTGAAACATAACAGTACGGTAAATACTGTATATGATTTGCCTGATTTGTTTGATCCCCAGTCTACACCTGCCATAATAGACATTTCACTGCCGTGTTTCTCTTTTAGCTTTTCAATCTCTCTGGGTGTTAGAAATCCTATACTATCATCGTAGCATCGCCTAATCATCTCTAACGTTAATGGTCTACCTCTAGAAGCGTAAAACCATCCCATACAGTGAGCTTGATACAAATCCTCTGATTCATGCAACGCCTGATATTCTACCGAATCATGTATCTCCATCTGATATTTCTTACAGTCTGATATGGTTAATGGAATTTCTGGGAATATCTCTTGTGGAAAATGGTATATCTTGTATGTTGCCACCCCTGAAGTTGGGGAGTGAATCTTGCGAAGCTTCCCTGCTAGAATGTCGGAGAGATCTTCAGGGGTGTTAGTTATTTTGCCTGTATCATCAAATTTTAACTTATGTCGCCAGCCATGCCCACGCCATCTCTTGCCTGTTGTATAATCTTCATATGAGGATTTGTCGTCATATTTCCAGTCAAATATCTCAGCTTCTTCCATTAACAAATCATGCCATGATGATCCTTCTTCTCCACCAATCCCAAACATTATTGATTCTCCCTTTTTGGCTCGTATGGTGTGAAATGCTACCCTCTTCTTTGTGAGGTCTTGCTTTTGTGTCTCATCAAAGATTAGCCTGTGTAATGTGAGCCCTTCAACTTTTGCGTAATTGTTCTGGGAGTGCCTGAGATATGCCCTGGAATGGTTTGTTAATTTTACTGTTTTAACGTTAGCCCTACCATGCGGTAAAAATGGCGCTAGCTGGGGATTAGCCAGAAATGTTCCCTCTCGGAGTCTTTCCACACTGAATGCCTCTAAACTGTCAGGATCATGTGTGATATATCCTGCAGATCGAAAAGAGCCAACAGTCATGGTATGGGCTAAAAAGTCAGTTGCTGCTGTACTTTTGTAGACCTGCCTGCCACAGATAGCACCTTTTCTTTTATGTGGATCAAGATAGAACATTTTCCAAAATGGTATCAAATCAAAGTTGCGTGGCTCTCCTCCTACGTTTGGCCTATACTTTTGAATCCAGTCCCATACATTCTCAGCCTTTAAATTCTCACTTGTAGCATACATCTCCTCCATCTCTTCTACGATCTCTCTGTAGAGAGGCTCGAAACTACTCATTAAAATCAGGCTTTTTGAATTTCTGGTCACGCATGGCACGAATAATAGTGATTAGTCTAGGCTGTGCTGCCATGTGTAAGATTTGTTTTGTAGCATCTATTTGAAGTTTGATTAGAGCTGCAATATCGAGGGGTTCTAATTTTATGATCTTTGTCTCAATTTTGCCAGTAGACATGTTATTTCTCTGGATGGTCTTTTTGCCTTCTTTGAGTTCTTCGAGTTCAGATATGTATGATTTGAGCCTGTCACTACACGTCTGAAATTCAGATAGGAACATTCCTGCAGCATTTCTAATAAGTTCAGTATCTTGGGCTTTAGTGAATTTTTTATGAATCTTGCCTACGTAATCATCAGATACATTGAATTCTTTGCTAATGTCCAGATTAGTTTTAGACGGATATAACAGAATAGTCTGATATATTTTATCTTGAGTTTGCTGTGAAATCTTTTTAGACATATCTGTATAACGATTAATTTTCTATAAAGAAATACTTTATGGTTTTAGTATATAAAGACTATTAAGAATCATATCATTTGTTAATAATCCATGCCTCTCCACGCACATATGTTGAATCTGCCTAGGATTAGGGGTTTGTATCCTACGCTTCATTGAGGCTTATGGAAATTGGTGTATATGGTATTTAATATGTTTTAAGAGATGACTACCTCTTACCTCGAAGTGTCATTTAGATAACTCAGCCCCACATTTTGAACAAATTTGGTGCCCTGACCAGTAATCTTTAGAACATTGTTCACAATGTTCAACTGTCATTATCTTCCTCGTACGCTTTTGTTCCATAATCAAATCGTGCTAAAACAATCTTGCAGAATCTACACCATACAACTGCAACCCCATCTTTATTCGGTAATGGGACAAAATCTTTATGAATTCTAAAGCATTTATGACAAGTTAGATTGTATCTTAGTTTTTCACTCATTACTGTTTCCCCCTTTTGTTCGGAGGGTTCCCCCTGTAACACTTACAACTTTAACCTCACTGGAGTTATCAAAAAATTGTGAATGTCTAGCAGGCATACACTTCTTAGTAAATTTACTCATTCCCGATTCTCCTTTCGGTTACTTGACCTTCACAAATCTCTTTAACCACATCTAATGCTTGACATTCACAAATTTTTTCATTTTTATAATGTCCCACATTACAAGTACAGTTTCCATATTTACCATTATGATGAACTTTACCGTGACCACACTCACAAATAATGATTCCCTCATAATTGTTCGGGATTGAATCCCATTCCTGATTAACAAATGGGATTATTATTGGATTTGTACCAAAGTTTATGTTTTCACTCGTAACCGTTTGATTATTCAGTTAGATAACCTCCAAATATGACAATACATACATGTAAGAAGAATTTGGTCATTAGTTAAATTTTCATAATGAATTTTCCATTTGTGCTTCTTGCAACCCTTTGATTGAACTGTCATTAGGGTTTCCAATCTCCTGTTTCCATAATCATTTTAATCTGCATTAGTTTAAAATGAATAACATGCTCGTTACATTCTGTTGTAAGTGTCATTTACCTAACCTCTCTTTATTGGCTTGACGATAAACTTCTATTTCTCCAGAAAGAGAGGCTAGACAACTAATCCAAGTTATCTTAACATGAGTTAAAATATCTAAACCACATGAAGCACAAACTACTGCGTTACGCTTTGTAGATTCAGTCATGTGTGCATAATCAACCCCGCAAAGCCAAACGCCGTAATTAATGTGATTGTCAACCAAAAATTTAACTCTGAATTACTCTTTAGATTATTTGTCACCTAGCAAACCTCCACAACAACTTATCAGGGACGCCGTAAAACAGTTTACTAGGTAACTTACATTTTAATTCATCTGTCATGAGACACACGCCCTTAGTTCTGGAATATGGTCATTGACAATCTCTTTCCATTGTTCTTTGAGAATTAACATTAATTGGTCAAGTTGCTTTTGCTCGTAACACTTCGTATAATTAGTCATCTGGCTTGTCTCCATGTAGTATTTCTTTGAACATCTTCAAGGCTCCTTCACTAATATGTTTGTGACCAAGAGAGAGAAGATCTTCTTTGAGCCTGTTTTCTATACCTTTTATTCTATCTTCTAATCTTGCTACAGTATCTCCATCATGTATCGCCTTATCCAGTATAGATGCAAGATTTGACTTTATGGCATCATCCAGGTTTGATTTGGATATGTGTAAGAGTAGTACGTTAATGTTCATTTCAAATCAGAATCCTTTGTTGGATAGATGTTTTCATTCTGCATAGGTCTTTGTTTTTCAATTAGTTGAGATATAATGTGATCTTCTCCTTCTATTTTTGATTCATACTCTGCAATCTTAATTACATTCCACGTTATCATCTCATTATCTTCAATATCAAATTCTCTTGTGGTTTTTGGACCAATTAGTTTGAAATGTTTCATTTCTGCTCCTCCAATAGTTCTATAGTTGCGTTAAGATTGTTAATTTGTTGGTACAAATCTTTAACCTCAGATGATGAGAGATTGTCATATTTTGATGGTGGCATCCATAATATGACAGGAGGTAGATTTTTCCAGGAATCATCATCACTGAAAAATGTTTGTTTCATATTTTGAAAATCTGTGAAAAAAGTACGAAAATATTTGACAAACTCAGATCCTTTACTGGTTAATCGCAGACGTTTGAGTGTTAATAGATCATACTTTTCAAGTCTTTCGCAATATAATTTTACTTTATCATAACTGACCTTAACTGCAAGCTGTACGTTTGTAAGTTTGGGAGGATCACCATTGGTTTGATTCTGTATTGCAGCTAGAATTTCCATGTAAATTTCTTCTTTTATTCTTCTCTCTTTCATTTCTTTGCTGCCTCTAGTAGAGATTTCCATTCCTTTAATTTTGATTTTAGGCTTAAGTGAGTATTAGCCATAAATACAAAATCGCCAGAGGTTAGTGTGTCGCCTCCTAGGTTTTTTCCTGTCATTTGTTGTCTTTCAATATTTTCAAGATGTTTTTTGATACTTTCTATTTTCTCCTTTAGTAATTCTGCTAGTTTTAGAGCATTCATTAATCTAGTGAAATTTAGAGTTTTAATCTCTCCATTGTGTTTCTCAATAAAGAATGTCAAGAGATCGCTATCGGCAGTCCAGCCACAAGTCTTTATGTGCTTAAAATCCTCTTTGTTTATCTCACTGACTGCGAAAAATTCTATCTTATCCCAGTCTGGAGGGGTAACAAAGGCTTTTTGTAATCTATTCCATTTCTCGGCTTTCTGTTGGTTCTCTATTGAATCAAACACAACTGAATGAACATCATTGAATCCAAGCTTGCGAAATACATCATAAACTTGAGTATTTCCATGTAGAGCTAATAGATTTACTAGTTGTTCTTTTACTGCTTCTTTCATTGCAGACATCTCTTAGTGTGGGTGTGCTGTCTCTTACAGTACACATCTGGATATTGTTCCTCTATTTTGTATTTCATTTCAAGGCTTTCCTTAGCACATCATTGATGGTGGTGGAATAACTGCAGCTATCATTTGTCTCTTTCAATGTTTTGGCTTGCAATAATCTCAGCTTCCTATCATTGTTCTCTTCTATCATTATCGTTACTCTTTTTTTCATAAAGTATTATAGTATCACCTCTTATATTAAATTATGCTTTTATGAGGAATTTGTGTAGCTTTTGCTTATATGTGCCTGATTTGTACTCTGATTCCCATATTTTTAATAGTTTGAATCCGGCTATACGGTACAGTTGATCTCTATGCTCATCTCTATCTGACTCTGCAGT